GCTTTTGATACTATTTGTGGCACTAATTTTTTATCTGCTTCTGAATGTGCTGTCATTTGTATGCCTACTATGGTTTCGATATCTGTTGTTGTGAGTGTGTGTGTTTCTCCACTTACTGCTACGTCAAATTGATCTTCTGTTTGCATATCATTTTTGAATGCTATGTTTAGATTGAATATGGCCGGAAAGAATCTACCAAAACTAAAGTTGGCATCGAAACTCTGTGGTATAAATGGCTCAGGTATAAATGGTACTTTGAATAAAAACTTCTCTACATACACCGTTATTCGCACATAACGGGCCTTAAATCCTGTATAATCATCATCGGCGTATCCAGGCTTCGTGTGATCTAAAATAGTGTATGTTTGATACACACTAGACCCATTTTCTTCATTGTTTGATGTGTATGCACCCTGTGTGGTTGCATCTGATAAATCTGAAGCATCACCATATTCTATAACTATCCTTGGTGTGCCCAAACAATCAACGGTTATTTCTGGATACACATAACGACTGGATCCTAGGTCAATGATAGATGTTTGATATCTTAAAGCACTACCTTTGGCTCCTGTTTTTACTTCTACAGTGGTTGCTGTTTGTTCAGTCCAACTATACCAAGTGCTCCAATCAGTATGATCAGCCCAAGTTTTATCACCTGAGTGATTTAGATTCAATCCTGTAATATAACCATTATGTAAACCCATTATATTTTAAATCCTTTTTTCCAAGCCTGTATGCTCCAATATGCGGCTGATAAATTCTTTTGTCCTTTTACATTGTCTAATACAGCACCCATTCTGGCATTGAATGATTTTCTCCTTGTGGGATTGTTTCTGCCTATGCTCATACCTTTTTGTCCAAAATTAACTTTCTTAACATTGCCGGTTTTTTGATCTTTTACGAACACTTTGAATTTCTTTACATCACCTTGCATGGGTTTGTTTAGTTTTACTGTTCTGCCTTGATACTTTGCCATTACGCATAACCTCCCTGTGATGAATTAGTTGATGAAACTGTTTTTGTTCCGGAACCTGGTACCACTTCTGTTTTTGGTCCTTGTATTTTCAACATCAAATCATCTGCCATTACCTTAAACACCGTGTATTTAATTTGGTCTCCCGGTTTGATTGCTACATTGTTTATGTTGTAGTAGTTGTCAGCATAGTTTGACCCTGCTCTTCTTCTTAGACCTTGTGTGGTGCCACCATTTAGTTGTAGATCATAGTGTATGTATGTGATGAAACCTAAATCATCTTCATCCACTTTGAAACCAATAAATGATCCCGTTGAATCCGTACCTATGTTCACTGCCACCGGACCATCTTGTGGTGGTATTGGTGTTGGTGGTGGTAATACAGGCTGTCCGATAATTGGAAATGGCCATACTTTCTTCCATGGTGAAAATGGTTGTTTTCTAACTCTAAGAACTGCACCTAGGTCTACATCTTCTTGTTGTGATGTGATTGTGTATATGTTGTTTTGGTGTTCAATAAGTGTTAGATCCACCGTGCCATCATAGTTTAATCTTGTTGTGGTAATACGCCATATCTTTTTGGGTTTGGTGTATGATGCGGCTTCTGAATTTAATGGTGCTTTGAACATATAGTCATCTAAATCTACACCTGTTAGTGTGCTTTTGTATGCGTGTGTTATTGTGACCAATTCACCTGCTACCAAATTCTGCCCCTCTGATGTTATTCTCAATGACACCTGTGTTTGTTGTCTTGATCTATCCACTAGATACTTGGCATAGTGTACTGCTCTTTCTTTTTCTGTAATACCTGATGATCCAATCTGTATCAATAGTTTTTCACCATCTGTTGCCAAATGATTGGGTTCTGAATTTTGACCATCTGCTGAATATACTGCTACATCTGGTTCATAATCTTTTTGATTGTTGGGGAATGTGACCCTTGCTTCATTGTATAGTGCATTCTTGTCCGGTGAATTTACACTGATCTGTCCAATGATGGCATCATCTGTTATTTCAAACAAGTTCTCTGGGGCTGTGTCTTGTGTTTCAATTCTCAATTCATACTTGCCATTTACATATGGTAAAAAGCCCCTACAAGTTTGTAATAGTTTTTTGGTGTTGTTGAATATTGTTTCTTCTGTGTTGATCACAACATTACCAGCAAAATGATCTACTGTGTTTAATGATCCACCATAATCTTTTTGTGTATTACACAATCTAGCAGAAGCATAAAAATTATCAAATGATATTCTGTTGTCATTCAAACCTTTGCCGTATCTTGTGTTTCTCAAATAGTCCAACAAACAATCTGCTGGGTTTGTTGAATACACAAATGATCCTCTTGTGGCTTCATATGTTGAAGTGTGTGTGATGTTTGATGTATCTACAAATCCTGATGATCCATATGGTTGTGAAGCATCAGTGCCTGCTGGCAATACTTTTTTACCTTTGATTTCTACTTGTATGGTTGGTATGCCCTGCCATGGATTGTATAATGTTTGTTCTCCAGCATCATCGGCTGTGCCTGTTTTAAATTCTGCTTCGACCCATTCATATTTTGCGGCCACGTATGCAACACCTTGTAGTCTATGATCTCTGGTCCAACCTTCTACTGAATCATCCAACAATAAACTTGATGCTGATTGATCTTCTGTGCCTGTAAAGAATTGGAATGTTGCTCTTGAATGCTCAATAAAGAATGATGATTGATCACCGTAGTAATTGTTTTTCTTTAGTGTGTGTTTGGTGCCATCTGCTGTGAATCCAGTTAGGTCTTGTCTTTCATCATTGATCCACAAACCTGTGAAACCTTCTATCTCACCTTCTGCTATGGCCATTACCACATATAGGTGTTTGTTCTTTTCACCTTCTGATCCCACAAACACTCTGGTACCACCAACTTTTCTTTGACCATAAACAACAGGAATACCTGCTACATTTGATTGCTTGTTGACTTTGATACCTTGTTGTTCTGCTTCAAATCCAGATCCTGGATCCATTGCTGGTGCATCAAAACTCATACCAAATGCACCCATGAAACCTGATACCACACTGGTTGCTAGTTTAACAACACTCTGTACTATCTTGATAGGTATTGATATGATCTTTTTGATTATCTTTGCCGCACCACCCATTATAATATCCTTTTCTTGTAATACACACAATTGGCATCATAACCTAGTCTATCAAAAACTCTGTCATATGCTCTTCTCTGTCCTTTGTTCATTTGTATACCTACCATTGCCACCGTTGCACCTTTGGTTTGAGCCCATTGTTCAAATGTACGAATAAGTTGCAGACCAAATTTTTGTCTGCCATATTGTTGACGAGGATTATGGACAAACCAATGGTGTGTTATGGCTTGAGGTTTGGCATTCATTTGTGAAAAGTCTAGTGACCCTGCCAAATATCCAAATGGTATATTTTGATTGTCTGTGAGCACTATGGCACAACCATCAGGGTCTTTCATCATCATGTATATGTATCTCTCACATATTTCTGGTGAAAATGGTTCATCTAGTTCAAACATATTGTATTCTAATTCTGATAATCCAATCAAGTGTGGCATATCTTGTGGTACTGCTGGTCTTATTTGTGTTGTTAATCCCATCATCTGTAATCTCCTTTTGGTCCCCATGCTATGTCATTGATCATTGCTGAAGCAAATTCAAATCCTTTGTCTTTGGTAAAGAATGATGCTGTGGTGCCATATTTTCTTGTGTTTGCTTGTGATGTTGTGTTGGTCTGTCTGCCACTTCTTTGTTCGAAGTTTGCCCAGTGTGTAGATATGTTTGCTGATATGGTTGCTGTGTCAGATGCTTCTTTGATTGACCAACTTTTCATTATGCCATCAAACATCATATACACCTTGCTGGTGCTGAATGCGTTGTTGTCTAAAAATGCTCTGTATATAACCACTCTTGTGTTGACTATGTCATAGTGTAATACATCTTGCATTATGGCATTGTCCACACCACTGAGTGTTGCTGTAAGTGTGTTGACTCTTAGTTGTGTTGATTCTTGTACTGGTGATATTGATAATATATTACCCACCGATGAATAAGTGTTGGTGCCTGAGTCAGGTGCTGATGCTGAATCATATGCAATATCCACAAAGTTGTCTGTGAGATATATGTTCTCAATATCCGCAATTGAATTTGCCGGATCAAAATGTAGTTCAATTAGGTGTACAGTTTGTGTTGCGGTCTTTTGAAGTTCACCGGTATTTGACGCATTGAATAAATCGTTGTTACTGAATCTTGCCATTATACTGCCTCTATTGCATCAAATTCTATTGTACCAAATCCTTCGTTCCCTTGTTTATATGCAAATGTGTCACCATCTAATCTCACTGTCATAAAATAATCTGCTTTGGATTTGATTGTGTGTGATCCTGTGACTGCTGTAAGCAATCCTGGTTCGAATGAAAGTGTTTGTCCACTGCAAGTCGTCACCATGTATGTTTTGTCGTGATTTGAAAACTTAAACACATCACCTGCTACAAATTCATTTGAATTTGTTGTTGTGACTGATGTAGCACCTATGGCTCCACCACTTGATATTGCTTCTGAATTACCTTGTGTACCACCCACTTGTTTTAGATTGTGTGGTGCAATGGTAAATGATGAAAAGCCACCTTTTTGTTTTACTAGGAATCCATACACTTTTCTTAACTTTGCTTGTTCTAATGGTGGCATAGTAATCTTCATTGAAAACAATTGACCACCAAATGTTCTTACTTGACTTCTACCTGATAGTGATTGTGTTCTCACTGTTGGTTGAAATGATATAAGTTCAACTGCTTGTATGTCTGTGGCATCACTGCCTAATATGTCATTAAAATCTGCCATTATGCTATCGCCGGCCTTCCTTGTTCTATCACTGCTTCATTGATGATACCCACAATGGTATCTTTCTGTGTTTGTAGTGTGTCTGTAAATGATTGTGAATCAATTGCATTCACTGTAAAGTTTACCTGTACTGGTCTGCCTGATGTGCCTGTGCTGGTCATATCATCATTGGATATAACTTTACCTGATGAATTAGGTATAAACAATTCAGGTCCTGCTTCACCAACTATGTATGGTTTGCCACCTGTTGCTGGTCCACCATCTTCTAGGAAGCCTCCTAAGAAACCTCCAATTGGTCCACCAAGTGCTTTTAGTGCCATCTTGATAGCAAATGTAGCCGCCGCCTGTACTGCTATTCTAATCAAATCTCTAATCACCATATTGGCAAAGTCTTTGAATTTTAATTTACCTGTCATCACAAAGTTTGTTAGTGTGTCCGTCATACTTGTGAAAGCATTGGCACCAGCATCTTTCAATTGATCTAATACTGATTTTTGTTCACCTATCTGTCCTTTGAATCCTTCTGTGTATGCTTGTAAGTATGAGATGTTTTGTTCATTAAACTTTTTAACACCTTCTGATTCTAATCTGTGGAACTCCATCTTTCTCTTGTGATTTTGTTCTGCAATGAACAGCATTTTCTTACGCATTTTTTCTTCAAACCTAGCAACACCTTCTGTTTCAAGTTTATGGAATTCTAATTTTTGTTGTGTCAATGCTCTCGCAATAAACAATCTCTTGTGGGCCGCCTTGGCTTCTGCTTCTGCTAATGCTTGGTTCTTAATTTCGTTGGCTTCTATTTCTTTTTTGTTGTTTTCAGCAATGATCATTATTGGATCTTTATGCCCATGGGCTTTTGCCACTGCTTCGTTGGCTTCGACAATTTTTTTCATTGCCGCATCATAATCATTACCAGCATCTTTTATAACTTGACCTAAATCAACACCAAATCCAATTGCTGTTTGATAAGCCTCTGTTTCTTGAAGTGCATCTAATAATGAGTTTGCTTTTTCTGCCGCATAATTGTAAGCATCACCAAATGGTCCTCCAATTGTAAGTGAAAGGCCTCTTGCTTCTTTGTCAAACTCCTGCATACCAGGAATGATCCTTGCTATGAAATTGTGTGCATCAATCAATGCATCAACAAAGTCATAAAATTTATTTTTAACAAAATCAACTGAGATAGCAACCTTTTCTGCTATGAAGTCTCTAAACTTGCTTATTATTCCCCCTACGTGATCAAACACAGCACCTATCTGTGCCATCGATCTGCCTAATCCGTTTTGAAAACTTAGAGCACCAATCAAACTTGATACTGCTACCAATAACAGTCCGAATGGATTTTTTATCATTGCAAGTGTAAGGGCTTTGAATGCTGTGGCTATACCATTGATTGTTAGTATCAATGCTCCACCTACAGCCGGTCCTGCTACTGCACCCATGGCCACTGCCATTTTGTCTGTGTTTTGTGACATAACCAATAGTGCATCATTGAATTTGCCAACCACTGTGCCTAATGCTTTACCTAATGTTTTATTGAATTCTTCATTCTTAATGATCGCATTGGTCATTGTTTCTACAACATCACCTAATGCTCCTGTTAATCCTGCTGAACCTATTTGGTCTTTGGCATTGGCTGATGCAATACCTAAGTTAGATACTTTGGTTGATAAGTTGTCTAGTACATTTTGTGTTGCACCACCAAACTCTTCTTGGATACCTTTTGAAAATGCCTCTGTTATCTTTGCGGCACCTTCTGCTGTCTTACCAAACTCTGATATTTGTAATCTGGTTAGACCAAGTTGTTCTTCAAGTATTCTAAATACCGGAACACCTCTGTCAGCAAGTCTGTTAAGTTCTTCTAGACCCAAACCACCTGATACTGTTCTAGCAAACAAGTCAGTGATGGCTTCTAATGTACCTATTTGATCAGTTGTGATCGCCGCCGTGTCAGTGAATGTTGTTAGTAGTTCTTTTGTTGGTTCAATGCCCGAAGCCTTTAACTTAATAAATGCTGTAGATAAGTCTTCAACTGAGAATTGTGTTTGTGTTGAGAATTTGGTGATGAAAGCAAATGCATCTGCACCTTCTTGTGCTGACCCTGTTACTGACTTTAATGAAGTTCGTAAATCTTCAAACCTCATTGAAGTTGTGATAATACTTTTAGCAAATGCACCCGTGGCTAGTGTAGCACCAACCCCTATAAGTGTTTTTTGTAAACTGCTAAAACCGGTGTTAAGGCCTTTGATGTTTTTATCAACACCACGAAAGGCTTTGTCAGTTTTATTAACGCCTTCTAGTACTATTTGTTCTCGTATTGCCACTTTGCTTCCTCATTTCCTTGTCGTTTTCATGTTTGCGAACTTGAAAATATGCTAACCAAGTCTTAAACTCTATAAGGGACATTTTTTGAATGTCTGCTATTGAACATTTCAAATAGTCAGCCAGTGAGACTTGGGCCATCAAATCTCTGTCCCCGGTTAGTTTTTTACAATATCCTCAACCGAGTCAGCATTGGCATTGTTCAATTTGGTTGCTACTTTTATGATAACATTTGGATCAATTTCGTGTAAGAAAGTTGCTCTGTCTGTTGATTTAAAAAGTAATTCGCCATCTTTATTCAATGCTTTAGCAATAATTGATTCAACTAATGCTTCTGCTGTTTTACCTTGTTGCTGTAATGACATAATTCTATTTTCAACTGCTAAACTAGAAGTTGCTTTATAATATACGTCAATACCCCATTCATCGCATTTGTATTTGAGTAATTTGCCACTTAATCTATCTGCAAAATGGCCTTTTGCTCTTTCAATTGCTGATAATGTATTCTTCTTTTCCGATTCAGTCATCGTTTTAATCTCCTGCTTTTAACAAATCCGGTGATTTTCCTCACCGTAGGTTTAGTTATGCCCCTAGGGGCCTGTCTTGAAGTGCCTCTATCTAAATGTTTGATATAGTCCACTGAATTTGATACACTAAATCCTTGTCTGGTGTCTTTTTCCACCCACTGTGATTTAGCATACCCTGATCTAACAGGGGTCTGTTCTCGTGCTGTGTTAAAAGTCTTGTTTTTGATTTCATCCAACATACGATCAACTGATCGCATCAATTGTTTTGAATCAAAATTAGACTTGTATCGTGCACCAAACAAAATAAAACCCCTATTATGATACTGTAGTCATTGTAAGTGCACCAGATCCTTGTGCCGCAAAACTTGCCTCAACCATACCATCTACTGATGATGTAACTGAAAAACTTGTCATGATAGCCGAACCTGCAAACTTACCATTCGTAGCCGCATTTGCGGATGGGAATGCTTCGAAAGTCATCAATGTTGGTTCACCTTCTTGTGATACTAAGTCATCTAATTTTGCATGACCGGCATCTGATGCATCAAAAAATACATCGCCTGAGATAGTGAATGTTGATAAACCTGGTTTGTAAGTTCTCATTCCTGATGAACCCATTGCTGTGTCTTCAATAGTATCTTGTGTCTGTTCGATAGTAAAATTACGCAAATTAAGGATTGCTTGATTAGTTAAGCCTTCACCTGAAATTGTAATAGTACCGTCGTGTCCTGTTACTGTTGCCATTGTCTATTTCTCCTCGTCAATTATGCCAAAGTCTATGTCCTTTGAATCGTCACCTACTGGTTTCAATTCTACTGCTTCAACCTCAACTTTGGCTTTTTTAGGTTTTACAGTTTTCTTAACAACCTCAGGGGCAGAGTCGGTCCAACTCCAACCTTCATTGGCTATTAAATCTCTTGCTCGTGAGCCACTACATACTTTTTGCTCACCGTTTTTGTATATAATTCTATGTCCCATTTTATAATGTTCCTCGTGTATATTTATATTGTACAGTGAATGTAATATCTACACGACCAATTGGATATTGCTGTGCTTCATCTGATATTACTTGTGAAACAAAACTGTTCAATGCTTTAGAATTTCTTGTTCTGTCTGTTTCTAATGCTTCTTCAACTGCTTCTACTATTGCATTCTTTTGTGTGTCGATTGAATTGTTTACTGTCACAGCAGACGAATCTGCTCTCACATAACATTCTATTTGATAGTTTATGGTACCAAATCTCACTGCACCTGATGCCATTGTAGCATCTTCTCTTATTTCTTCTGCTGTTCTTACCACTATTGCTGGATATTGTGTTATAGCCATATCATTGATGTTGATAGGATTACGACTCACCAACACCACTTTAGGTGTTGTGATACCTTTTAGATCAACAATAATATCTTTGGCTATGTCTTCTCTGATTGACATTATCTAACCAATCTACCAAAGTGTTGTGGTTGTTTTTCTGTATCTTCTACCACTGCATCTCCATCCCAATCATATTCTACACCATCTTGTAGCACCATGTCTAGTTCGTCTCTGAATCTTGCTTTGTAAAAGTCAATCATCATTCTAAATCTATCTGGTTCT